CCCCGACCGCCTGCTGATATTCATCGACAAGGGCCAAGTGTGCTGCACCGCTGCGGCGTCCCTATCGTTCGAGTATCGCTATGAGCTGCAGGTGATACTCACCGACTTCCCCGGCCACCCCGACAGCGTAATCCTGCCGCTGCTGGGCTGGCTGCGCGAGCACCAAAGCGAGCTGCTGAGTAACCTGGACAAGGCCGCCAACGGCATCCAGTTCGAGGCCGACGTACTGGACAGCAGCAAGGTCGACCTCAGCCTGAGCCTGGCGCTGACCGAGCGGGTAATCGTAAAAAAGCAGCCCGACGGCACCTACCAGGTCAGCCATGCCGCCGAGCCGCAATACACCGAGTACCACGCCACCGGCAGCCCTATCGAACTATTCGCCCAGGGCGAACTACTGGCCCGCTGGCCGGCCGTGCCGGCGCCAGACGCCATGGCGCTGGAAGTACCGTTCCCTGGGCGCTCCCCGCATGGCTGACAACCTCAACGCACTGGAAGACTGGGCCGCAAACCTGCTGGCCCGGCTGGCCCCCGCCGCCCGCAGCAAGCTGGCGCGCCAGGCGGCGCAGGCGCTGCGGCGCAACCAGCAGCAGCGCATCGGCGCCCAGCGCAACCCGGATGGCAGCGCGTTTGCCCGGCGCAAGGCGCCCAGGCTGCGGGCCAAACAAGGCCGGGTACAGCGCAAAGCGAAGATGTTCATGAAGCTGAAAACCGCCCGGCACCTCAAGGCCAAGGGCAGCAGCGACGCCATCACCGTAGGCTTTACCGGCCGTGTGGCGCGCATGGCGCGGGTACACCAATACGGCCTGCGCGAACGCCCGGGGCGCAACACCCCCGAGGTGCAATACAGCCGCCGGCAGCTGCTGGGGCTGACCGAAAACGACTTGGACACGATTCGCGACCTGCTGCTGGCCCAGCTGACGTTGTAGCCCGTACCGCTACACCCCGGGCCAGCTGCCCCACCGCGAGCGCGCCAGCACCATGGGCCATGAACGACATCGCCAACCTGACCCGCCTGCTGGAAAACCTCATTCGCCTGGGCACCGTAGACGCCGTGCAGCTCAAACCGCCCCGTGTGCGGGTGAAAAGCGGGGGTATCCTCACCGCATTCTTGCCTTGGATCACCCTACGCGCCGGCCTGGAGCGCTGCTGGGCGCCGCCCACCGAGGGCGAACAAGTGGTGTTGCTGAGCCCTTCCGGCCAACTGAATTGCGGCGTGGTGCTGGCCGGTTTGTTCAGCGACCAGCACCCGGCCAACGGCGAGCAAGACGGCCTGCACCGGTACACCTACCGCGACGGCGCGGTACTCGAATACGACAGCCTCCAGCACGTACTGCGCGCCGTACTGCCCGAAGGCGGCATCACCGAACTGGTGAGCAGCGGTGGCATTCACATCACCGGCCCGATCATTCACCAGGGCGACTACACCCAAACCGGCAACCAGGTGGTAACCGGCACTGTGACCGTGAGCGAAGACGTGACCGCCGCCGGCATCAGCCTGGTAACGCATGTGCACACCGGCAACCTGGGCGCGCCCACCAGCAAGCCGCAATGAACCGCCCGCCACGCTTGCGCCGCCGCACCAGGTTACCTATCCTCTCGCCCGTCACGACTCATTCGTGATCAGGTTTGACGGCCTGTATTACATGCTGAACTTGCGGTTTTCATACCTTTGCCAGGTGCCTTGCTGTACCTGACGCAAAAGCTATGGCGGCTGCATGTGGGGCACCTTCGGGTGCGCCGGGTTCAGTGTGTCCGGTCCGTCAACCCGCATGCAGTTGCCACCTATCGTTTGACGGCGAGCGGTGGCTGCCCTTCCCACACTGAGATTGCCCCCATGAATAACTCAAGCCCTACCGCTTCAACCCTCGAAGCCACCTTCGGCTGCAGCGCCGCCAGTTGCGACGTATTCGCCGTGCGCCCCGGCACCCCCATCAATGAAGCCCTTGAACACGCCAGCGGCATGCTCTCCACCGCCCTGGCCCTGATCGGCGAAATGGCCGACGCCGACCTGCGCACCTGCCGGGCGTTAAGCCAGGCCGTGGGGCATTTCATGGAGGCCAGCAAAGTGCTGGTGGATGCGTCGGTGGATGGGCTGCATCCGCCCGTAGGTTAACGTCTCTGTCTGCCGCGTCGGGGCTGCGCAGCGGCCCCGGCGATTCTGAGGCATACCCCGAACATCGCAACACCCGCAGCTGTACGCCACCCCGCTACAACCCCCCAAGGCTGCGCCCACCCGCGCGCAAGGCCACCATCGTTGCCATGAACGAATTCGCCGCCCACTCCCCGCCGGCGATCAACCTGGTACGCCCCCGTGAACCGCCACACCGGCAGCGCCCTGCCCTTGCTTGAGCACATCAGCCAATCGGCGGCAGACATCCTGACCACCCGCATCGGCACCCGGGTGATGCGCCGCGAGTACGGCAGCTTGCTGCCGGAGCTGGTGGACGAGCCTTTCAATGAAACCACCCGCCTGCGTGTGTACGCGGCCACGGCCATGGCGCTGATGCGCTGGGAACCGCGCATCAACCTGAGCCGTATCCAGTTCAGCGGCGCCAGCCTGCAGGGCGAGGTGGTGCTGGAGTTGGAAGGCGCCGTGGTGGACACCCATGGCCCGCAAAACCTGAGTATTCCGTTGCAGCTGGGGGCCGGCGCATGAACAGTTTTGCGCCGATGGACCTCAGCCAGTTACCGCCGCCCGAGGTGGTGGAGCAGATCGACTACGAGCGCATTTTGACCGAGCGCAAGGCGTACGCCCTCAGCCTGTGGCCCGAAAGCCAGCAGGAAGAGATTGCCAAGCGCCTGGCGCTGGAGTCCGAGCCGCTGACCAAGCTGCTGCAGGAGAACGCCTACCGGGAAATGCTGTTGCGCCAACGGGTGAACGAGGCCGCGCTGGCCAACCTGCTGGCCACCGCCCAGGGCAGCGACCTGGCGCAACTGGCAGCCAATTACAACGTTCGGCGCCTGGTGATCCAGCCCGGTGACCCCACGGCCAACCCGCCGCTGCCCGAGTTGCTGGAAGGCGACGACAGCCTGCGTGAACGGGCCCAGTTGGCGTGGGAAGGCCTGAGCACCGCCGGGCCGCGGCAAAGCTATATATTCCATGCGCGCAACGCCGACGGCCGGGTAGCCGACGCCACGGCGCAAAGCCCCAGCCCGGCCGTGGCAGTGGTGACGGTGCAGGCCCTGCAGGGCGATGGCAGCGCCGACGCCGCGCTGCTGGCAGTGGTGGCTGCCTACCTGAATGATGAAGACCGCCGCCCGGTTGCCGACCGCCTGACGGTGCAGGGTGCGCAGGTGCTAGCGTACCAGGTGCGCGCCACCTTGCACTTGAACACCATAGGCCCCGAGGCTGAGCCGGTGTTGGCGGCAGCGCGCAAGCGGCTGCTGGCGTTCGTGCATCGGCGCCGGCGGCTGGGCATGGAGGTGTCGGCATCCGCGCTGCACGCGGCGCTGCATGTAGAGGGCGTGCGCAAGGTGGAGCTGCACGGCTGGCGGGACATCATCGCCAGCGCTGCCCAAGCGCCCTATTGCACTGCGGTCACGCTCACGCCGGGGACCATGCGATGAACCGCCCGTTGCTGCCGGGCAATGCCACCGCACTGGAATGCCTGGCTGCGCAGGCCATGGCGCAGATCGAGCGCACACCGGTGCCGCTGCGCACGCTGTACAACCCGCAAACCTGCCCGGTGGCGCTGCTGCCGTACCTGGCCTGGGCGTTTTCAGTAGACCGCTGGGACAGCCAATGGCCCGAGCCGGTGAAGCGCGCCGCCATTGCCTCGGCGCATTTTGTGCACTCGCGCAAAGGCACGCGCGGGGCGCTGCGGCGGGTGATCGAGCCGCTGGGCTACCTGATCGAAATACAGGAGTGGTGGCAAACCCAGCCGCCCGGCCAGCCTGGCACCTTCGCCCTTACCGTGGGTGTGCTGGAAGAAGGCATCACCGAAGAAACCTATCACCAGTTGGCCTGGCTGATCGACGACGCCAAGCCGCTGACCCGCCACCTGACGGGCCTGGCGATCAGCCTGGCCACGCGCGGCACTTACGCCATGGCCGTGAGCATGTACGACGGTGACGAGATTGACGTTTAAGCACTTTGACTGGGACGAGTTGAAGACGGCGTACAACGGCCGCAGCGTTCGCTCTACAGGGGTTAAAAACAATGGCAACGACACCCGTGAGCCGCCGTTTCGCGGCGCCCTGCTGATTGCGCAGAACAATCCGGTGAATGCATCGGAACCCATCCTGCAGCGGCTTTGCCATGTGCATTTGACGCGCGAACACCACACCCCGGAAACCAAGCAGTTCGCCGAACAGCTTGAGCGTATGCCGATGGAGAGTATCAGCGGCTTTCTGGTGAAGGCGCTGCAGCGTGAAGCCAGCACCATGGCGCTGATGGAGGCAAACACCTCTGTGTACGAGCAGGAGCTGCTGGCACTGCCCGGAATCCGCACGGTGCGTATCGCGAAGAACCACGCCCAGTTGCGCAGCCTGGTGGACGCCTTGGCCGGCATCGTGCCCCTGGGCGATGAGCGCAGGGCGCTGGTACATACGGAGATCAACCGTATGGGCCTGGAGCGCCAGCAGGCCATCAACGCCGATCACCCGACCGTGCGCGAGTTTTGGGACCTGTATGAGTTTCTGAATGGCGTGGACACCAAGGGCGCGTTGAACCATTCGCGTCGGGATGGGCTGATCGCGGTGAACCTGAATGAATTTGTTGAAATGGCGGCCAATAAGCGCCAGCAAGTGCCGGTGCTGACGGACCTGAAGCGGCTGCTCAAAACCAGTAAATCCCCGAAGTTTCTTGAATCGAACAAGCCG